GCAACGCGTGAGGGCCTATGGCCGTTGCAGAGCATGTTTCTGAGCCGTATATGTCCGTAGAGAACTTATAAGTTGTGGCACGGCTTTTTGCTACTTGTTCTGTGGTTTGAGCATCACCAAGAGCTACAGTGAGTCCAAATATGAGAGCGCTCAAAAGAGCGACCTTGACGGCGAAGGCCTTCATGTTTTTATCTCCTATGCACATGTATCCAGAGCATTAATGTGCTTTGTTTTGCCGTAGTCTTGTTTCCAAGCCCTCTGTTCTACTTTGTTGCTTATTTATAACCGTAACTTCCTAGTACTTCGTTAAGAACTGCCATTCCTGTTATTATTACCATGCCGAATATGAAAGCTGGTAAAAACAATACGAAGAACGGTATTCCTAGGATTATCTTTAATACCTTCATGGTTTACCATCCTGTCCAAGGTCCATAAGGTTGTGCAGGATTTACAGGGTTGATTGCCCAACCGCTATCCATAATGCTTGTGCTAGGATAGAAACCAAAGTCATCCATTTCCTTATCAGACTGCTTGACTGCCTTATCAAGAGCTTCGAGCCACAACTGACGTTCTTGCGGATACTTCGCGCGCACCTTAGGATCAGGGTGTCTACGAAAGCATTCGCAGAAAAATCCTTGCTTAAATGCCCACTCGTAGTCATCAGGAACCGGGTTGATAAGCTGGTTTACATTATAAAATCTAGGTGCTCTCTTCTGTCCTACAAGCTGCATTGACCATACAACGCCCTGTTGCGGAGGAATGGGATTTAGTCTGATTCCTTGACCATTAGGGTTTACCGCTGTCCACACGCACGTGCCGTCCGTTACTGTCGTTGCTGACAGGTTTGGGTTGCGGTATGTGGGGAATGTCGGATTGACTGCCCACAGAGGCTGTGTGTTCCCGCATGTGCCATATGTTGTCAGTACCCATAAGTTTCCATAAGGGTCTGTAATACAGGTGGTCGCATTGATCGGGCCTTGAATTTGCCCTACTGGATACGTGTATATGACACCGGGGCCGGGATTCTGCTGGCCGCTCTGGTTAGCTCCCAACTCATTAGTTACGCCTTGGGGCTGATCTACAGTAGGGCCTAAAGGGTTCGCTCCCCACGTACCAGACATGAGAATGTTGTTAGGTGACCAACATACTTTGCCGGGATTCGAAGTTTGCGTATATGATACCTCTAGGTCTTTATGAACTTCAAGAGGGATTTTCTGTTTGGGTATTGACTGCTGATTTATGTTAACCGCCCACGCGGATTCCAGCCATGATAAGTTTACCAGATTAGGAACAAAGTAATCCGCTTGAAGGCTGTTGGTGTTTATAATAGGCAGATTGACTCTGTTCCACTTCCAATTGAAGTCTTGTCCGTCTGGCCCTCCGTTTATGAGAGCCTGCATTACATCATTACCTATAGACAAAGCTGGAGACTGTGAAAATCCACCTGTAGCTAGTGCGGGGGCACAGTCACCCAATGTGAGAGCATCGTCTATAACGTCTTGTAGTGTTATTGTGGAGTTGCCTGCTGTGGTAGCGGGTATGAAGGGGGACGCTGCTGCATAAACAAGTAAATACCCAGTTAATCCCGCGTCAGAGGCTACTAAGTAAAGGTTGTTGGCATCATAGCGGTTGGTTTGGAACCATATGGCTCCCCCGGCAGTCATCTCTATAACTACAGAACCCGGTAGCACTCCCAAATTATGTGGGACAGTGAAATTACCGGGGGCTGTTGTAGTGAATGGTATTTGAACGCTAGATGCCACGATATTACCTCAAATTGGTTTGTTCAGTTACTTTCCTATAGTATTCGCCATTGTCTGACCATCGGAATAGAACTGAGCTAGAAGCTATGTTCCTAGTGGTGAATTCCAAGGCTGCAAGATATTCATTGTTCAACCTATTGAAAATTCCCAAAAGCTTAGTGTATTCCTTGGTAGCGTTGGCATACTCCTGCACTGAGTCAAAGTCTTCCTCAAGAGGCTCAACCGGGTTTGGAATAGGTTTCCACGTCTTACCACAACGCAAACAACGCACCCATGTATCACCATTGGCAAAAGTGTGCTTCAATACTGCGTACTGGTTATCATCACCTTTACCGCCCACAACGCCTGCTGAACCATTGCCGCCCTTTTTATGGTTGCAACGTTTTTGCATCTGTGCATTCTCATTTTCAATCTGTCTGAGAGTTTGTCCATTAGTACGACTGCGCTGCATGCGCGTTTCGCGCGTTACTTTACGGTCTGCAATACGTTCCTGCACATCTTCAAGATTGGCTGTACGTTCAAGAATCTCAAGCTTTTTGGCCTGAAGTTCAAGCTCAAGAATCTCCTGCTGGAGTTTAATGGCTTCTGCCGATAGGGGTGCTTCCTTGCTTGCCTGACCCTGTGCAGCCTTATAAGCGGGTGTTTCGTTAACTATTACACCATTTGTAATACTGGGAACAGTTGTTGTATATGCGATAGGTGAACCTGCTACGTCTGCTCCACCTAGTGTGGACAGAATATCTACATCCTTATTTTTGTTGCTCATTCTCTCTCCTCAGAGTTAATCTACAAGCTTGTTTCCTTGGTCACGGAAACCTTTTAATAATTGATTGTACTTACTGAAAGCGTCATTTCTCTTTGGCTTTCCGAAAATCTTATTGGCCTTTTCCTCAGATATGAATCCTTGCAGAATAGCCTGAAGTAAGCAAGTGCGCCATCCTCTGCGCCTTTCATTAGTAGGAACTTCGTACTGATCAAAGTTCATGATAGATAACTCAGGCATCAAACCTTGCTGCACCCAACATACCTTTTCAGGATCGCTAAGACCGTTCCTACTTATATACAACACCGCTTTATCGACATGCACATGCTGCTTATAATGGCAGTTTATTTTGTGCTGTCTTAGCTTTGTTATGAATTCTGCATGCGTCATAGGGTTACCTATGCGCGCGCCTACATCATGATAATCATCAGGGTCCAACCATTGATACTGCTTTGACAATTCCCTGTTAATCTCTCGTTGCTCTGCTAATATGTCTTCTAATTCTGCACTGACTTTTTCTGAAGGATGGTGTATCCTAGCTGCATACTCAGCAACTTCAGCTGCTAAGTCAGAACTCATCCTGACTCCTAGCTCATCCTCATATGTTTCCCAAGGCGCTTTTTCATTTAGACGAGTACCTTGACCTGTATATACAGCTTCCATCGTCCCTCCTCAGAGACTGGTTATTGAGAAAGGCTTGGTAGTCCTGCCTCTCCAATTTACTGCCATTTCCGCATTTTCACTTTCCAGATGGTATACAACAATCTCTGGTATCAACGCACGTTTCTTCCTTGGCCACTGCCAAGGGAATAATGTGTCTTCTCTAGCGGCTGTACTGTGTCCTTGAGGATACTTTAGTATACCACTATCCGCGTGCCACAACTGAAAGAAACCTATGGGAGTGTATCCACCCTGCGATGCAAAGGAAACTCTAGTACCTATCCTCTGACCGTGATGCGTCACATGAACCATTACCCCTTGTGTATGGGGTTCAGGTTCTCCATAAAACTTATGCCATGCTTCGTAATTCTTGAACTCTGCTCTATCTGCACCGTATATCATGGTGGTGTCAAGATCGGCTGTTTCTAGTACTTTTCTAAAGTTTGGCGGCAATACTATATCAGAATCCAAATGCAGAATCCAAGCATCCTTATCCAGAACCTTAAGACCTTCATTTATTCCTGATCCTTTATGAAACTCGCCTTCCCATCTAGACTTAAATACATCCGTCTTAACACATTGTACTCCTGTATAATGTGTGCAAACTTGTGCTGTCTTTTTGTCTTCTGGTGCTGTCACAACTACAAACTTATCAAATTGATGATAGTTCATTGGTAAGGTGTGAGCTAAAATATCTGCGTAGTTAACACAAGTAGTTACTGCCTCTATTTTCACGCTTCGTCCCCTCGCGTTTGGAGAGTCGTTCATGCAATTGTATGACACTGCGTCTCCTTGTTATATTGTATCCTCCGGTAATGAAGTCCATGACTCTCACTACCAGAGTAGAATCTACACCAGCTGGCCTGCCGAATGAGACTCTTCATCATAGGTTTTCACAAGGTTCAATAATCCATATCGCCAAGATACTAAACTATGAGAGAAAATTTTGCCGTTTTGTACGGGACGGCGACCGTATACGATGAACGTATTTTGGTGGATTATAGAGGGGTTGAACCTCTAACCTTCGCCTTGCAAAGGCGTTGCTCTCCCATTTGAGCTAATAACCCGTTTTGGAGCCTTAGAAGGGATTCGAACCCCTGACCGCCTGATTACAAATCAGGTGCTCTACCAACTGAGCTACTAAGGCTCAGTTTACTTCTTATTAGGAACCACGCTAATCTGCCAACCAAACTCTCCTATAGTTTTGTCATTACCTGTATATGGATAAGCTTTTATAATGTACTTTTTGAAATACATAAGCTTTCCGGCTGACTCAATAGCGTGTACTATATGTTTACGAGCTACTTTCACAGCTGCTCTCCTGTCCAATAATCTATTATAGCTGCGTAGTTATTTGGGCTACAATCTAATCCAGACATTTCCCACAACTGTTGCATGGCTTGTTCAGCTTGCACATTAACTTCACACAGTGCCTTGAAAGCTTCGTCCCCTTGCTGTTCAATGGCTTTTATTTTGTTACGTAGTTTTCTGTTAACTGTGCGCAATGCGCGGTTGTTTCTGCGTAGAATTACTGTAAGCTCGTCAAAGCTTTCCTCTTTATTATCATGTTGGTGCATAACATCTCCTCAGAGTTACACAAAGTAACAAAACCCCCTTTAATAGGGGGTTTAGTCACAATTACTACTTTACGCCGTCAAATCAAAACCTGCACATTGATTTCCGCGTAAATCTTGTTAATGGGAAGGCCGTTCATAATGTTACCAGACGACACAACGTCACCAACGCTGTTATTGAATGCCGGATACGACACTTCAACAACAGTCTGCCCAACTGCAACAGCTGTCAAAAGACCTGTTGCGCTGACTGTAGCCACTGCTGTAGCTGTTCCAGACGGCTGATAGGTGTTGCCTGTCAGAGTCTTGAACCCGTAGTTAACATACGTCAGTTCGTTAGTTCCAGCTTCCTGAGACACGGCTGTAGCTGCGTGAGTTTCCGCAACTGCGCTGGCGTTCTCAAGAGTGATGGTTGTAGTACCGTTGTTCGCTGTCGCGATAAAAGTACCGTTGTTCGAAGTATGCGTGACGAATCCCGCAACCACGAAAGTCTGACCTGCAAGGCTATTGGCCGTTGCAACTATAGTGCCTGTATAAACTGCGGTATTACCCGAAGAGTTGGCAACTGCTGTCAGAGTGTACGAAGTACCCGGAGTGATTTCCGCTCCCGAAACGTCTTCCAAGTTGGGGTTCAACTGGAAAGTCTCAGGATAAGTCACACCACCATAGGTGGCTCCCGACAGAGAAAGGGTCACGTCATTATAGCCGGGAACAGTTGTTCCACCAGCCAAATTACCCGCCACCGCAATCTTTGCCGCTACACCAAGACCTGTGGTCTGTGTAGGATAGGATTCCTGTGTATTGGACATGATTACCTTTCTTAGCTCACGTACTCAATACGTGTTCTAATGTTTGCTGTTAGTGTTGTAGGTGCGCCTGTGGCTACGACAATGTTTGTGCCAGCCAAAGCTGTAACAAGAACGCTGCCAGACTCAGCCTGACCGATGCCAGTTGTAGCAACTCCAGTGCCTATGACGTTGATTGAGACACTTGCTGTAGCTGTGTCAAAATCTGTGTAGGTGGCTGTAGCTGTGGGCAGGGTGCCGTTTGTGGATGTTGCCTGAGAAGCTGTGACAGTAATGCGGTATGTGCCACTAACCGGAACTGCGTAAGTCAACAGATTGGCAACTGCTCCAGTAGCAGCAAGGTGAACTGCTTTGGAAACTACTGAGGGAGCACTAGGCTTCCAACCGCTGCCAGACGAAAGCCACAACGCGTTGTTAAACGTATCGTAGTAATTCGCCGCTGCCGCTGCCGGAGCTTCGGTAGTTGATCCGGGGTTACCCGAACCGACATAATTAAATTGGGACATTTTGATCCTTTCGAAATATTAACTTTTCATTTTCAGAGACAAAGGGGATATTTTACAATCCCCTTGAGAATGATTAGCTAATTGCGCTCGCAGCGTCAATCTCACGAATACGGATCGTGGTATCTGGCCCAAGACTCGTTGTGAAGTGAACACGGTAAGATGTCCACCCCGGAATCAAACCTTCAGGGTCGGCAACGCTCGGCTCTGCATTCTGCACGATGTTGCATTTAATGTTCTGCCACTCACCGTCACCAAACGATGTGTCACCCTGCGCTCCAAGCTTGATGGAGAAAATACCATCGCGCCCAAAGATGTAAGTACGCAGTGCTGTCAGGCCTGTCACGCTCTGGAAATTCGACGTGGTAGTGACCTGATTGGTCTGGAAGAAGCGAACACCCGA